GCACACCGAAGATTGCACACCCTTGCGAATGCATACAGGCTCCCCGTCCAATACCATTCTGTCATCATGCTCAACGGCAATATCATTCTTGCTTGTTCGGCACAAACTCCGGCAGCGAGTAGTTCATTATATAGTCCCAACGATCTTTTGTAATACTGCTCGACTGCAAATGATGGAGTTTTTTCATTGACCAATAACCAGTCCACCGTTTCGGTTTCAGAAGACCCCTGCTTCTTATTCTCTGGGTTCGCTCTCCATGATCCAGGCATAAAAAACTCAGGCTCATCATCCACATACCTTCGGGACACTTCATTCCATGTCAAGCCGATTTGATGCTTTACCAACTGTCTTGCAACAAATATGGGTGCCTTGATTCGGAACTGTGCCGTACAATGCCCGAAGGGAGTCCAATGATTATGCTCGGCAAGAAACTTTATTAGATTGGCATCTCCTTTTCTAAACTCTTCCGTATTTTTATTGAAGCTCACTCGGGCGGCATTCACGACAGTCAAATCAGACCCCATGTGGTCAACCAATTCGACGTTCATATCATCAATCATATTTTACACCGTTTCCATTTATTCAAAGTTGCCGTTGCCGCAAGACCCGAATGCGTATTCGTATTTATGGTCTTGACAATCTCATCCTGAGACTTTCCGGCAAGAATCATGTCATTAATATCTTTTTCTTTTACTGTCTCTGGCCAAATGCAAATCTTGTATCCGGCATCAATCATCTTTGCCATGCGCTTGACAATTTCCTTGTTTCTAGGCTCATTGTCAAACACCAAAATACACTTATCCGTTCGGACGGCATCTTCCAGCTTGGCGAAATCGGCACCAGCCACGGCAATACAATTGGGCAGGAACAGAGAATCAATTGGGCCCTCTACCACAAGAATGGGTTCCCTTGAATTTCTCTTGAGATGCTCCAGTCCAAAAATCATTGGAACGGTTTCGTCCAAGCGAAATGCAAGATACCTAATGGTTGCGGCGGGATTGATTGCCCTTGCAGCCAATCCGACAGGCTTTCCTTTCCGGTCAAAGAAAGGAAGAATCAGTCTGGCTTGATTCCCGCGAATCCTGCCGTGATATTTCTTGTCCACCTTCTCAAGATTCTTATCATCATGGACAAAATATAATCGGTCATTGGCAGACTTCGGGATTCTGCGCTTGTTGGTAAACAAGAAAACATTATGGTTCGCCGGAATCCTGTCGAGCCTCTGGGCACCCAGAACATCCTCGAAGTAATCTCCGTTCGTGATAGTTTCGACGGGCTTCTTGTTGTTCTTCTTTTTCTTTCTGGGCTTCCCCTTGACTACAAAACGGTCATCACCTTTTTTGAAACCTTCAAGTAAATATCTCTTATATAATTCGTTATCAACATGATTAATAAGATTACCCAGAGAACGAGAATCCCCACAATTATGGCACTTGTAAATGTAACCCGATTTATCAGGAGTCGGATACAGGTATCCTCTAGCCTTGTAACTATTTTGCTCAGAGTCTCCACAAATCGGGCACCTAAAATTATAAAGGGAACTTGACTTCTTTTTAAATTGGCTTAGTCGAGGTGACAGTATGCCAATATACTTTTCGTCCACATAACTCATAACAACATAACTCCATATTATATTTCTTTACCAAACTTCCAATGCCTCGCAATGCTGTTCCTGTCTTCCGATGGCATGAATTAGATTGTAAAATTGCTCTTGCGTAATTAACTGTTGCAGTTCTATGATTGCCTCCTGGCTCCACTCGGGGCACTTGGGCGGTGCGGCAATAATTTTAGTCTTCTTCCCGCACGTTGCCGATCCCAGAACGGCGCTTAATAGAATCAATAAGCCGCTGACCTGTAGGAATCGCTTTCCGTAAAATAATATTCGTTGCCCGTGTCCTTTTCTCTGCGTCTTCATGTATTTCATTCTCAACCTCCTGTCTTCCCATTTTCTTATATGCATTCATCATATAGGTAATTATCCCAATAACAATTCCCACAACGACAGAAATAATAATTCCAAATGTCCATCCCATATATATATTATCCCTTCTTTCGGTTTTTAATCATATTAAAGAGCTTGGACACATTAACGCTAAATCCCTTATAATCATCTGGTCGCAAATCCTTAATCGAATTTATTCCATGAACATCAGACATTAAATCCTCTAATTCTTTTACAGATAATACATCCGAATCTTCAATTTCCTGAGTTTTAAACTTTTCTATATATTCAATGGAAATATCATCAGTTGGATTATTGTCTGGAATATCTAACAACTCATCCAAGGATAACGTCAATTCTAAATATTCCTTTTTGGCCACTTTATTTCCGGCGCTTTCGTAATGTCATCATAGTTCCATATTTAGAATCTTTAATAATAATACCTTTACCTGGATTCTTTAATCCATATTCACGGATTTCCAATCCAACAGGATCATTTCCAACACTCTTAACATAACGATCATATCTTCCCTTTTCTCCCTTACATTTCATAAAAACATCAGAAGAAACCTCGAAAACATTATCTCCAGCAAAAATTTCATATTTCTTTTTCTTTTTCTTTTTAAGAATTCTCGGGCCAGGCGGCTCACCAACCATTCCTCCCTTGACATGGCCAACGGTGGTCAAAGGAGCCTCGCTTTCTTCTATATCATCTATTAAATTTTGATATGTTTTTGGCATTTTAAATTTTCCTTAATATGTCCACTACATCCTGCACAACAGGTATATCTGAATTTAATATATTCTTTCCTCTTATCAACTCTACAACATCGGGCATTACATTAAGATATACTAAAAAAGTTTTTAGAACAGGATAATCTTCTTTATCTAATTTTAAAAATAAAATTCTAGTTGCAGCATCAGTATTAAATACATTATAAAATGAAATAAGATGATTCAATAATAAACGAGCTTTTAAATCTCCACTATTTAAGTACCTATTAATTAGCCTCTTAATATACTTAGGAATTTTTATATCATCCTCAAACTCCTCCAAATCAATACATTGGGGGTTATCATATGACATAATCATATATGCAATAACATTTTTATCGTTCAAATCCTCAAGCATATTACTTTCATTACTTATTTCTTATTAATGCTTCACTTGATGTTTTGGATCATGTATTCTTCCAACTTCTTGACCTTGCTGTTGAGAACTTGCAGTAGGATCGCCTGCGCGGGTTCCTACTTCATTATAATTTCCTCCCGAAAGAGATGCATTTGCAATACAAGCAGAAAGATACCTCTGTGCGGCCTGTTGGGGAGTTAGTCCCTCAATATACAAAACTTTACTTTGAAGCGGATCAATATACGCATGAGGATCTTTTCCCGAAACCAAAGCACCAAACTCATTCATCCATTGGTCACGAAATGATTCTTCTTCCTTATTGCTATATTGAAAAACAGAATCAAAAGAAGCCTCTAAAGTTTCACGGAGAGTTTCTCTCTGCTCTTTAATAGAAGGATTGACTTTAACCTTTTCCGTCTTATTTGATAGCTTAATCTTCTTAGATTCAGCAGAAGTCTTACGAACCGCCTTTGCAATCGCCTTCCTCTTCTTATGAAGAAACTTATCAGAACCGTCAACATCTCCGTCATTGTCAATGTCCTTGTCCTTGCGATTGGCAAACTTCTTTTTATTTGCCTTTGGATTTACCGGGTCCAAGGTTTTTTCTTCATCATCCTCTGGAAGTTCCTGAGCAACCTTTTTAATAGGCTCTCCTTTGCCCTTGCCCTTTAGCTTGCTATTTTGCATTGCCTTTTGGTCTGTATAATCTTTCAGCACATTGCTTACTGCATCAGAAAGACTTTTAGACACTTGCTTATGCCATGTTGACATTTTACTTCTCCTTTTTAATTATCCCGTTTCCCATAAACTTTCCATGCAGTCGCATAAAGAACCTTCTCCCAATTATCTCCATACCGTTTCTTAAATTTTTCTTTACTATTTTTAATAAAATCTTCAGAATCTTTTCCTGGGGGAGCTACTTCTTTGATTTCATCATTCCAAGAAATAAGAGACTTAATCTTTTTAGTATCGTCCGGCTGGCCGGGCGTTTCTTTGCAATATCTATCTGCAAGATCTTTTGTTCCCCATTCTCCAGGGGATTCTGAAATTTCTTTAAATGTTCTCACATCCATGCTCCTATTTGTAGTAGTATTTAGTGTATTTTGAATGTGAGACTCCCAAATATCTGAATCCATAGTCTTTTGAGATGCTCCCCCTGAGATAAAAGAGTTTACTCGGTCAAATGCATATTGTTGTGGTGTTTTTTCTCCATGAATAGGAGAACATACCAATCCTCGAAGAAATACTTCCAAAAGAGTTCCATACTCAATTCCATGTTTTTGTGCCTTTTTTAACAACGAATCACGATGTTCCTCTTTCATTAAAAATTTATTATGTAAAAGAAGCAACATTCTACGATATAACAAATCATCATTCATTACATATTCCAAAACTTTATCCGTAACATCAAAAATATGTTTTCTTAATTCTGGATTCGGTGCCGCCTGTTTTATATCTTTAAAGGCTCTCTGAGTTATTGGAATATACTTCGTGGGAACAAGACCAAATCGAAGCATTTGATTAAATCGACTTCCCTTTACAGAACGATTGTCATGAATACTTTCTATTAAGTTATATACTTCTTCATTAATTTTCATACCACTTCTAATGGCATTATATAATGCTCTGGGGTTCTTCATAGGAGAACCCTTTCGGAAAGAAGTATAATCCCCAGCGGCGGCAGCTTTTCTCATCTTAGATGCAGACATTCCAGACACATCTTCTGCATCTGGGTCGCGTTCTCCTGCCGAAATTATTTCTATATTTTCAAAATCGTATTCTCTTCCATTATAATGATTCAATAATTTCTTCAAATCCGCAGCACGGTCAGAACCAACAACCAACGAAACCTCTGTATATTTCTTCTCCAGAAATTTCATTACGTCTACTATGGTTCTTAATTTAGGGCTTCCATTGATATTTTTTGAATGCTTTGGAAATGACTGTCTGAGAAACTTTACCTTTGTTCGGAAAGTAAGAGGATTCTTCTTAGGATCATTTGACTTGGATGCAAAAATGGCATAGTCGGCCGAACGGGCTCTTGCTTCTTTTGCGACCCGTTTCATGACTACGCCATGCCCTATAGTTGGAGGATTAAATCTCCCCCATGCAAATACTACTTTTTTTCCCATAATAGCAGGTTTCCCTTGGCCTAACTGCTGTTAATTTATCCTGGTTTTTTTGCAGGATCAACATTTCCCTGCTTCATTTGTTTTAGTCGCTCTGCTTCAGCTTTTTTCATTTTTGGTAAAAATTTAACTGCCAATTTATCAATTTTAGATTTATACTTATCCAATTTTTTTTCTATCGCAATAACTTGTTGTTTGGATGCAATCTCACCCTTCGATTTTCCTTTTGACAGTCTTTTAAAAATAAGATCCCTGGCGGCTCGCTGGGCGCGCTTCTTCAACGCTTGAGGATCTGCAAAACGATTCAACTTTCGTTTTCTGGCGCGGGCAATGACCTTGGCCTTGCGCTTCATCCTCTGACCTTGCTTGCGCTTTCTTTGTATTGTCCATGCTTCGTTCATCGGCAGATTCTCCATATATAGTATTTAGGAATCCCAGTTCTTTATTGCCGTAAAATTCTGATGAGAAAACTCAAGACGGTCTACCAGTTTGACAGTTTTTCCTAACTTATCTACTGCCACAAATCCTTCATCTCCAGTAACTTTCAACCCTGTATTTGTTTTGACAAATGTTCTGTATTTGTTTGCTCCACTTCCCAACTTGTCTACGATAATGTTCTTTGAATACACAATATTAGACTGACACTCAATCACGGCAATTAGAGTATTCTTCGTCTTCCGAATAACTTTAAGCTGCTCCTTCTTTACCTTCTCTTTGGCACTCTTTGCCTTCGGGGTCTTTACAGAAGCAATATGTGTATCCCACCAAGATTCAAAGTATTTGATATATTCATGAACGTGTGCCCTTGGATTTTTAATAGCTTCTCCTGCTCGGACCTTTGTATTATTAAAAGTTTTCAAAGAAGACCCAATTCCTACAGAGGGAATCATATCCTGCATTCTGAGAAACAACTTCAAATCCTTTGAATTAATCTTACGAAATGCCTTGCCTGCTCGCGAAAGATGGCGATCTATTCCGGTGACCTCCTTCGGCGTAAACAGAATGTTTCCAGAGACATCGTGATAGTTTGCGTTGTCATACCAGACACTCTTGACATTCTTGAATCCTGCAATGTTCACTCCAATGGATGCCGACATCTCTGGAAGAGAGTCGCCCGTATATGTCGTGTGCCAGACAACTCCCATCTTTGCTGCCTTTATTTTCTTGGCCATTTCAGAATTCACAGGAACCGCATAGACAATTGTATTTGGCTGAAAGGTAATATAGGATTCCCCATCAATCTTCTGGGTGTCCAAATCATCCTTGGTGAACATCATGTCACCCTGAATAACTCCATTGATTCCTATCTTTGGTAATTCTTTTAGGGCAACCTTTAGTTTATCTGCAAGGCCGCCTGAATATCCATACTTCTTTATGTCGGCATTAGACTTGACTAATTTTGCATTCTTGGCAAAGACGCCTTTTGTTCCTACAAAAAACTTTCCATCGGCAGGGTCTGTTCCTGCAAATACAGCCGGGGCGCCATCCCACTTAACATGAAGGTCTACCTTTTTATTCGTATTCCCAGAGAGCATGTCGCGAATAGACTGAATAAAATTAATACCAGAACGAACACCATCAATACCATACAAGAACACAAGGTCTTCAAGATGTTCAAGATGAAGATTCTTTGTTGCGTCTTCTGTCAGAAATTGATTAAATGATTGCATAGTTATTCAGCTATTAACTGCGTTGTCGCAGAACCCTTTTCCACATAATTCCTCACAGTTAATGGAAGCCTTTTTCCCTTTGAACTAACCCGATTCCCTTCAAGTTTTAATCTCACTATAAGAAGAACATCTCCGGTAGAATCTAACGTAAACTCAATTTTTGGAATTTTACTCCCACCCTTATACCCTCCGCCAGATAATTTATCCGTAATCCCAGTAGTTAGCTCTACATTAACTTTATGTCCTGTTAATTTTGTTCCTAAAACACCAAAATCATAAAGTTTAGATTCGCCTTTATTTAACTGAACCAATACTACATCCTTTTCCCCCCGCGTAGCATGGTAATCCATAAAATTTGAGATATTTTTAATAAGAGTCTTTTGTCGCCTTCTTGATATTTGTTTAACCGCCTCAGAATATGCAAGTGTTAATGCCGGAGATATTTTTTTCTGCGACAGCAGCTTAATGTATTTATTTTTTGTTGCAGAATTAAACTTAACCCCAAAGGGAGAAAACAATTCTACCATACTTTCTACCCTAGATCCACCAACCTGGCCAAACTGTTTAACATCTCCATATTTTAATGATATTCCAACACCAGCCTGAATTCCATCAATATGAACCTTCAAATCAACCTTCGTTCCAGTTTGATCTAATAATCCTTCCGACAAAACCTCTATAATATTTTTTTGATTATTATTATACATCATATCAGCCCACTCCATAATAGAGTTGCCGTTAGCAAACTTAACAGCGGCTGTGACAATTTCCTTTATTTCTTTATTTCTATATATTCCCCGACTAAGAAACGCCTTCATATTAACTTCTGCTAGGTTAACTTTACACTTCACAATATCAATAACTTTAGGCTGGGCATTCGGAGAACGAAATTCTGTGAGGGAAGTAGCTCCCTTAGATCCCCCCTTCGGAGCTTTATTTAATTTATTAATTACTTTAATAACATCAGAATCTGAAATTCTTTTTGTTTTTGATAAAAATCTTGCAGTAATAGCAGCAGCTAATATGCCCTCTGAAACATCTCCTTTATTAAACTTGGCTGCCATTATAATTCTCCTTAAAATAATACAATATTATTTATAAGAGAGAATAGTTGCCAATTCCTTCTTCTGAAAAAATCACATTCTGAATCCCAAAGGTCGCAATGGCTCGCTGACAGCCCACGCAAGGTTTAGAAAGCCCCCATGTAATCTTCTTGGTCTTCCTGTTTCCAGAATCAAACTTGACTCGGCAAACATAGAGGGTGGCCTTAGAAAGTTCATCCTCTGATATTCTCTTCAAAGCATTCTTGATGGCATCTGTCTCTGCATGGAGAAAGATGGCACCTTCGCGCTCCGAGAATTGAGAATGAAACGGGTGGGACTTATTCTGGTTCACTCCATATGCAATGATTTGATTCTTGTAATGGAGTGCAGACGCAAGTCTGGCACCAGAGCGATTTATATTCTTATCAAGATCCTCTGCAATTTTTGCAAGGGACTCCATAATTTTCAAGTGTTCCATAATGTTTGTATAGGGAATTAGCCGTTCTTTGCCTTCCCTACGTTTCCACCAAGAGCGTTGACAATATTCAAGATAAAATCAACAGCCTTGTTATCACTTGAGTTGGGAGTGAGTGCAGCCACAACGGCAGCAATGCCCACGACCTTGAATGCAATATCCAAAATACTTCCCCAGTTTGCTGTAAGCCAGTCCATAATTGTATCTCCTTATAATAAAATAATGTTAGAACAGTAGTATTTAGTCAACAATAAAATCTGAGAAGTCCCTTTTAGGAACACCCCCCAAGGAATCGTCATCCATCAGGTCTTCTTGTGCTTCTTCTTCACAATCAAACAGACGCATCTTTGTTCTGTCTACACCAACGACAAAGCGTCGGTTCTGCGTCATATCTGCATACCGATTCTTCAGTTGCTTGACCATCATCTGGCCCAATTCATCAAGTTCGTCCGTCCGAATCAACGCCAAAAACAAGTCAGCCGTTGCAGGAAGTCCAAAACTTTCCGCGACATTTTCCATCGAAACGTCCGAACTCGCAGCACCAGACCTGTTAATTTGAGTTGCAGTAATGATCGGAACCACCAGTTCGACAGCCAACCCACGCAACTCTTCCGCAATACTCTTAATTTTCTCATAGCTCGAAACATTGGCACCCCGATACACCATTGATTGACACAAGTTAATATAATCAATGAAGACAACATCTGACTTGAAGTTGCGCTTCATCTCCAACTCTTTTATCAAATGCCTAAAGTGTCCTGCCCCTGCCTGAACCGTGGGATACTCTTTTACAATCAGTTTCCCTACAGTCTTCTTTTGAATATCCTCAATCTTCTTGTCATATATCTTCTTTCCCATTGATTCAATATCTGCCATTGCAACGTTCATTAGGTTGGCATCAATTCTCTCTGAGATTCTTTCCTCCGACATCTCCAATGTAATATATAGGACATTCAATCCGGCAGTCATGTATCCTGCTGCCATGTGACACATTGCGAGTGTCTTACCTGCACCCGGAGATGCCATCAAGACATTCAGAGTCTTGCTCGTCAGTCCTCCACCAGTAATCTTATTGAGCATATCCAAATCAAAAGGAATGCGAGTTTCCTTCTTTGTGTAAAATGCATATCGGTCATCTGCATCCTCGATATAATCGTGCCCAATATGAGAATCAAACGAAACCGAAAGTGCCTCTGTCAACAACGTCGGAATTGCTCCCTTGTCCTTCTTCGTCTTGCCATCAAGAATTTCAATCGACTCCATGATTGAATTATAGATTGCCTTATCCTGACAGAACTTCTCTGCATTGTCCGTCAACCACTTGGAATCCAAATCATCAATGGATGTCGCATCAATCTCTTCAAACACTTCTACTACAGATTCATATTCCTTTCCGAGATTATCATTTTCAGTCAATTCAATGAGCAATGCATCCTTTGTCGGATTCGACTGATACTTGTTTACATAATCTACGATTGAATCGAATACAATCCTCTCCGACCTCTCATGGAAATACTCACTCCTCAAGAACGGGAGTGCTGTTTTCATAAAAGACTCGTCTTTCAAAAGACTCGTCAATATCACCTTCTCTATTCGTGTCGTCATAATCTACCCTTACATTTTTTTCTGTGTGTTTCTTCACCAAATCAAAAAGAATACTCATCAACAATCTATCAAAACTTTCTTTCATTTCATCTGGGTATTGAATATTTTGAATTTCATCCGGCACATGAATAACATCAAATTCATATTCAACATCCAAAGAACTATTTTCTACCTCAGAGCTTGGTTTAATAAATTTAAATTCTCCATATTGATACTTCATACCCGTAAATGGCCCAAGAATTATTTCAACAATAACATCCTTTGGTTCTTTATCTTCTGCATCTACTGTATAATAATCTTCAATATTAATATTATCATTATCCCACATCTTCAGACTCCTCCTCATTCATTCCATATAAATATTCTTTCCTTGCTGCTGCATCCAATTGGTCTAAAATTTCTTTTGTGAAATACTTCTCTGGGTCTTCATTGATATGCTTTGCAAAGTTCTTGGAGCCATCAGGAAATTCAATTCTATTTGAAACGCTCTTGAAAATCCCATGCAACAATCCAAGTTCAATCAAACCATAATACCTATTTAGACCAGTATCATAACGAAGAAGAACATCAACCAATTTATTTTCTACAGTCAAACGAGATTTATAGTTACGACAATGAACTATATTTCCTACAACATCCTTTCCATCCTTTTCCTTTCGCTTTGAAAGAAATACAATAGAGTCGGCAGAATATTTTAAGCCGCTACCTCCTGCCAATTCCTTTTCTGGATATAGGCTACCAATCTTGTCATAGGTATGGTTTGTGACCACCATAGGGATTCCGAGTTTGCCCAATTGAATTGTCAGAACACGAAATGCTCCCTTTATCATGGGTGCGCGGGTCATGTCTCGCTTTTCACTTCCCGTTGTCACATCCTCTACTTCTTTAGAAGTGGACAATTGGCCCAGGCTATCCAGACAAAACAAAAGAGGCATTCTCTTTCCTTCTGGAAGTTCTTCTACCCTTTTCAATATGGTCATTGCCTGTGTTCGGAATTGCTCTACTGTTGCCACAGGATACATTTGAATCCTATTAGTATCAATCCCACGCTGATTCAACATGGACTCACTAATTGCAGATTCACTTTCAAAGAAAATAATCCCACCATCTTTGTGGTCTTCAATAAACTGTCTCATCATGCCCAAAAGAAAATAAGTTTTCCCTGTTGCAGATTCTCCAGCCAATGCCGTCACTTTATTTCCCGGCAATCCTCCATAAATAGACCCCGAAAGTAACGCATTGAAAATATACGACCCGGTATCAATATACTTATCCACATCTGCATACTGATTCACATACGGATTTATTTTTTTCACATCTCCAAGAAAATCGAATGTTCCCATATTAATACATTTCCTTTACTTTATCACATAGCCCATACTTCTTTGCTTCCTTTGCATTCAGCCATACATCCTGCGGAGGCAAAAGAACCTCTCGAATCTTCTTTTCGGTAAGCCCTGTGCATTTCATATAATGAGACAATATCATTTCGGAAGTCAAGTCGATTGCGCGAGATGAATTGACCAACTCATGCTCCTTTCCCCACCTTCCCCATGAATATTGGTGAGAAAGAACTGACGAATTCGGAGTCATTACCCGTTCTCCCTTGTGCCCTGCCATGAATATCATCAATGCGGCACTTGAGATTTCCCCCAGGCCAATCGTATGCACAGGAATCGCAGAACCCTTCATGGTGTCAATCAATGCAAACGCATCGCCCACACTTCCGCCACCGGAATTGATAATCAAAGTTAAATTTTGAACTGGGGATTGTGTGATATTATTTTTAAGTATCCATTCAATCACGGGCTTTACTGATTCACTATTAATGTCACTCATTAATAAATATACACCCAACTTTTCCAGACTGGGTTCTGCATCCGCAGACAGAATGGCACTCAATGACACATCTGCCTGCGGACCCTTATCTACATTATTCCCCTTCTTTTTCATTTTCTTCTTTGCTGTCATACAAAAAACCTTTCTAGTGAACTCGTCTCTTCAGAATTCCAGCCCACCGATTTTAGTATTCCCTCGACAGGATCGAGGAAAGCCTTCACAAATTGTTTGTCATAATCAATATACTCTCTCAATCCAAATTCAGAAGGAAGGTTATTGACAATTGAAATCACAGAATCCTTTACAGGGTTTGGTGATTTCAAATACAGGAATTTAATTTTATCTCCGTCTGCAATCCTTTCATAGTCATTTTGGAGTCCATTCTCCGCAATCAGCCTATTATAAATGATTGACCCCTTTACATGAATGGGGGTATGTTTTATATAGGTCACACCGTCTGGTGCATACTTTCTTATTCCATTTACTCCTCTCGGAAACGCAACCTCTTCAGGAGGAAGGGATTTAAACTCCTCCTTGAAGTCATCAATAAACTTTTGCGTATCCTTTTCGGTTCCGCTCATGATTACCTTGAGTGCATCTTTAATTTTCTCTCGACACACTTCTGGAGTCGAAGACTTGACGGCCTCCATTCCCATGATTTTCAACTTGGGTTCTGCATATCGCACACCTTCGTTGTCATAGACATTGAGGGCATACCGCTTCTTTGCAGTCCAGATCCCTCTGGATGCAATTGCTTCCCTCTTCATGAACATCTTCTGGTCAAACGCATTCATATAATCGGCAAGGTCATTATAACACTTGTCGATATAGGGTTCAATTCGTTCGGAAGATGCCTTGTCAAGAAAATCAACAACTCTTTCGTCTGTGACTGGCTCGTCCCCATATACCATCTGAATCACTTCATCGAAGCGAACGTAAATGGAATCTGTGTCCGAAGCAATTACAAAATCTCCTCCTTCTGTTTCCAGAGCATCATTCATGTATTCATTCATTCTCTCCTCAATCCAACGAATGGACAACTGGCCTGCCTTGGTAACTGCCTCGGCAATGCGAACATCAAAGAACCTGAACCACTTATTTCCCAATGCGCCATAGGCACTATTCAACTGCACCTTTCGAGCAAGCTGATCGTTGTTGTGCTTGGCAACCTGATTTAGATGTCTGCGCTTCTCCACTCCCGAAGATTTCTCGGCAAGTTTCTGAAACTCAATCATCTTCTTCTTTGATTCAGTTCGCTTTCGATACAAGTCTTCAAGAATCTCAGGAAGAAATCCCTGTGAATCTGTCCTAAAGAATTGGCCATTGGGCGCGGCAGTCAACGCATACTTGTCCAGAAGAGAAGTATCAAAAGTCTTTTCAATAACCTTAGACACATCATCCATGCCAGACAAGGAACCACGAAGGTCTTCGGGAACCCTGTCAATAGGGACCAGTTTTTCGGGACTCAAGTTATACTGCATCATCAAATGAGGATACAGAGAATTCAAGTCAAAAGAAACCACCCAGTCATGGGCACCCACTTGCGGTGCCTTGACATATGCTCCCTCATACCGAAAGTCCTTGTCGGCACTTCTCCTAGGAGGCACCACAATGTTCTTGGGGCGAAGGTGATGATAACAAATGCTATCCCACATCTTCACCTGGGAGAACACATCATCAAAGTTCACCTTTGCCGAATACGCGAGCGCAACTGCCATCTCAATGAATTTCATTTTATCATCAAGGCGGCTGACGAGTTCCACATCCTTTACATTATACTCAATGAATTTATGATAATCCCTTTTATACAATGTATGCAAGGTTCCGAATTCGTCATAGGACAACTTGCCCTCTCCGAGTTCCACATGAGAAATATAGTCCAGACGATAACTCTCTTGGTTTGCATATGTAAACTTCTTATACATCTCAAGATAGTCGAGGGTGGCAACCCCGGCAATGTCAACCACCATCTGTTCCTTGCCGTATGCTGCCGTGAACGTTCGCGTCTTGACAAACTTCCACGGTGATAGTTCCGACACTTTTTTCTCGCCCAGCACCTTTACGATTCTGTTGTGCAGATACGGAATATCAAATCCAGACACATTCCACCCGGTCACAATGTCCGGGCCATGCTGATTCCAACACGCAAGAAAACTTCCGAGAAGATCGGCTTCATCCTTACAGGAAACATATTTAATATGCTGCCTGCTCAGAGTTTCCTCAATCTCACAATCCTCGGGTTCGTTGAAACCAAATACATAGAAATCTTCATGGTTAAATTTAATTGCAATTGAAATAACAGGAGATGCCGCAGTCTCGGGATAAGGAAACCCATCATCAGATGCGACCTCAATATCAATATTGGCAACCACAATATCCTTTATATCATATTCAATATCCTCGGGATAGGTATCACCAACAAAAGAAAACGCAAAATTCTCGTTTCCATAGATAGTAAAACTGTCCAAATCTTTATATCTGTCATAAAAATCTCGCATCTCTTTGATGGACTTCTTGTAAATGGGCTTTAAATTTTTACCACCAAGGGTCTTGTACTTGCCATCTTCTATGCCATTATTGATCTGGCTCGCTGCCACAAAGGCAGTCGGACCATAATTCACCTTCTTCTTTTTGGGTGCCCCATCTTCATCAATGTATCGCAGATAAACTTGGTTACCTACGACACGCACGTTCGTATAATATTCCATAATATATGCCTCAGTTTTTTTAGTTTCTTTTTTCTGGATTATCCAGAGATTCAATAAATTCGTTCAATTTTTTCTGTGTGACTGGTCCGAGTATTCCATCGGTGTATAAATTATTTTTTCTTTGAAATCGAGTGACCACCAATGCCGTTGACGGACCATAGAATCCATCAACAAATAGATAGTCTCTGATAGACCCTTTCGGTGTGGCTTCTGAAATCCAAGTATTTAATTTAAGTTGAATTCCTCGCACATCATCCCCGGTCGCAAACACATCGTAAACGTGTGCGCTGCTCTTCTTGGATGATGGATGATAATTTGCTCCTGCATTAAACTTTCCATATTCATTGAGATTCAAAATTCGTTTATAATCAAACACCGGACAAAGTTTACTCGAAACTTCTCGGTGCCCGCGAAAGGTAAGTTTCAAATCCCCATAGGCATCATTGATTTGCTTACATAAAAGAATCAATGCTTTATATTGGTCTTCTGTAAAATCTTCTTCATTCAGACCATGCAGACAAATTGCAATCGACCCGCGATTATATCCCTTCTGGGCGGCTGGAACCTTTTCTAAATCTCTACCCGATTGAATGGTTCCGTCCGTGCGAATGAAATAATGATACCCAATGTCGGACCATCCCTTTTCGGTATGCCATCGTCGAATTACTTGAACATGGTCATGGAACGGGCTATTACTCGCAGAGCAATGTAAGAAAACTGTGTTCACATATCTTTCTGGCATGACAAACTTAAAATGGTCATTTGCCATTCGTATTCCTTTCGAGTTCTTTTCTATCGGAGCATTCTGAACAAGCGTATAATGCTTCGGCCAAAACACGGTCATACCCAACATCGAGAGCAATTCTTTTAACTTCATCTACATCCTCTTCACAAAAATCACAAACAAATCGACGTTCGTTAACTTCTTTCATACATTCCCCTGATGCACAAAAACGGGGGAGGTTTCCCTCCCCCTTGTGGGTTCTTGCTATTTATTCATTCAACGGCTGGGGATCGCTCGTATACCCATTGTTGATATGAATCTGTCTCGGTTGCTTCTCCTTCGGGATTTCATTCACCAAATTAACAATAAGAAGCCCATTTACAAAAGAGGCTTCTGTTACCTTAATTGTTGGACTGAGTGTCCATGAACGCTTGAAATTGCGGGCTGCAATTCCTTGGTGAACATACACAGCAGAATCGGCGCTATGATCCTTCAAGGATTCGACAGTAAGAACGTCTTCCTTCACCGTAACCTCAATTTCCTCTTCTCCAAACCCAGCCAAGGCAATTTCAATAGCAAAGTTATTGGAATCGCCACTCCTTACAATATTGTATGGGGGATATGAAGTTGCCTGTGCCGTTCCTGCTCCCGACGAAACTAGACGATCAAAAAGTTGATCGAATCCCAAAAGAAATGGGTCGCTCCGTAGTTGGTCGAATAGTGCGGGTGTCCTTGTTGATACTACCATATTAATTTCTCCTTAATTATAAGCAAGATTGCTTTTATTTAAACTGGCCCGACCATCGGCACCAATCTAAAACTTTTTATTTCTTATTTCCAATATTATACTTGGCAACGAGTTCCCAATCAGACTTGTCTTTGTGGGCAATTATTTTAATCTGCCCCAAAGGAACAACAGGCTCGGCTGTCTTCTTTGCGTCTACCAATGTTAATAATCCCCATTCGGCTAATAGATTTACAATTGCATTTCTTCGACCCAAATCATTATCGCTAAAGTTTGTCGGTTTCCCATCCAGGGCAAACAACTCTTTGAAATGCACAATGTAATACTTGCTTCGCTTGTGAAGAATGTGACATGATTGATATAGGGTGCGGTCCTTGCGACTCGCGATACCAATCCGAGTGAGTGTTTCTCGTATCTTCAAGAAATCTTCATCATCATTCAATTCAATCTCTGCAAGACTATCCAAATCTACTGGAACTACTTTACGCTGGTCTGTTTCCTCGCTTTGATTTGCCATGTGTCAATCCACCTCTTTCCAATCGTTTATGAATAAGAGATAGTTGGTCACCTGTAAGAACTTTTACAATTTCATTGGCTTTGCTATAGCTACAATTGTAATACTCTTTTATTGCATCAATGTCCTCATTCTTCTCAGGCTTCAACCATCTCGAAAAGCGTTTCTTGGCTCGTACACTATTTATAAGATATTCAAATTGAAGTCGGTGGTCTGCGTGTCCCCGCAGGTTAATTTCATTTGCGTGCAATACCGTATCTGGAAAATATGAAAGAGTTCGATTGACAACGAACGGAACATATTCCCGTTCGGCCATCGAATCCTCTTCCATTATATTTTCCTTTGTAATATTAATCGCTCTCAGATAATCACTTAAATTTGCCATATACTATTTCCTTACAATCACATGAGTAGAAACAACTTTACCGGCAAAAAACTCTTTTGCAAATTGAATTGCCTTATACTGGTCAAAGTCCTTACAAGTAAAGATGTTCAGATAGACTGCTTTCAAATCTGTGAGTGTATGAATAGTGAAATTGGATGTGCTAATAAACTGCACCGCCGAGATTCCATTCAGATGTGGAATGTCCTTCCACTCTGGAGGACACTCGTCCATCGTCCACCAATAACGTTTGCACAATTCCATATCTGTAAGGTCGGCCAATTCAACAAAAAACTTATCCAGAGAAAACTTATTGAATTTCTCTACATCGCAATTATGCAAATCAAGGATTAGTTCTTTTCCGTAAGGCTTATCATTCGTCAATGTCTTCGTCATATTCTGATACTCCCATTATTTTATTTACTTTTTCTTCTGCCTCTTTCATGTTAAGCCGGGCCGCCTGCATATTTGCAATCATGGATTCTATCTCTTTCCGTTTCAGTTGAAAAGAAATAAAATCCGCATCTTGTTTTTCAATGCGTTCGTCTACATTGTCATGTGGTAGCCTGTCAAGTGCCAACTTGACAAGCACGGTAAGAACAAACGCACCAATCGTCCACACGACTATTCCAATTATGATTGTTGTCCACGGCATTTACTCTTTCCTCGGCGGAACTTCTGTCAGAATTTCTATTCCGTTCTTTGCTGCAAACGTATGCTCGACTATTGTTCCCTTTCCTTTTTGCCATCCGGGGCAAAAGAAAATTGCATCACATCTTTCGATGATTGCCAAATCGGAATCAAGGGTATCCTGATATGTAATAATACCATCTTCGTAGGCCCATTCGTCGTTCTCAATCGGACAAATGACTGCATACCCTCGCTTCATAAATTTAATGGCATAATATCGCATGACATTGCGATTCTTCCACTTCTCTTCTTCGCTTAGTGTGTTTCCATCACTAAACCGTCCTGCAATATATATAACAGGCTTTAGGTTATTCTTTCCCATCTTGATACACATCTCCATTCTGTTCACATTTCTCATCTTCATACGGAGCAATCTGCCTCCGATAAAGTTCTTGCTTGGCGCATTCCAGCACACCAATGGCAGAATTGTATTTTTCATAATTTGGGTTCTCTCCCAAATACCAAACCACCATCCTTGTAATAATATAATTTAACGTGCCCGGTTTGCATGGCCAGTCTTCTTTTCCTACACAGAAACTCTCGCATAGATTGTCCAACTTATTGAAAAAGTCATCCAGACCACTATAGTAATACTGGCCATCCGTCCCACTACCGTCAATCAGTTCTCTGTCTTCCTTTTTAATATACGGCATTTTACTTGTACTCCAATTCTACCATCAGTTCCGCAAGACACGCAACCAAGTTCAATTCCAAGTCGGCAACAAACGCAGACTTGTATTGATAATCTGCAATCTTGATTGCTGCCTCTGGAATGCTTTGCGGTTTCACATGACCATACAACCCATCAAAAATCATACGATAGATACGCGCAGGGTCATCATCCAGATTCTCTACCACCCACTTTCTCATGCCCTTGAAGTCCTTTGTCTTCAAATGCCCCATGAGCTTCTTTACCGACTGCTCGGTGATAGTCGTGAGAATCCCGGCATCAATCTCACCCGAAACTGAATACCTTTGCAGTTCATTGAGAACTCTTCGGAAGTCAGGAAAGTATTTTTGAATCAGTTCGACAATAACCTTTTCATTATACTTTACGTTTTCCTTTTCGAGAATTTCAATAACTCGCTTCATCAGGCCCATTGCCAACTTCGGGCTTTCCTTCTTTGCAAACCGAAAATCAATTACACTACACCGAGAATGAATCGGTTCGATAATACGATTTCTGAAATTGCAAGTGAAGATGAATCCACAGTTCTTTGAGAATTCTTCGATGAACCCACGAAGGGCCGGCTGCGTTGATTGGGGATTGAGATAGTCAGCTTCGTCAAGGATGACGATCTTGCGTTTTCCAGTAGAAGTTATGGAAACGGCTGACGCGAACGAACGAATGTCGTTTCGCAGAGTGTCGATGTTTCCACTCTCACTTCCATTGATTAGAATATAATCAACACCCATCTGCTCACAGAGGGCCCGGGCAACCGTGGTTTTTCCCACACCAGCAGTTCCGCACAGAAGTAGATTAGGAACATCACCTTGCTTGACGAAATCAAGAAAGGTTTCTTTCAAGTTCTTTGGGAGAATGCATTCTTCAATTGTATGCGGTCGATACAACTGACTCCAAATAAAATCATCACGAAGTTTCATTTTATATTTGCCTCATTATCATTATGTATATGCCGAACCTCATCGACCCACCGTGCCACAAAGGACAGCGATGGGTCGAGAGGGGGTTCAGCGTCGTTTTCACCACATTACTATAAAACTATTTATAACGCTTTTCCTACTTTCCCGAAGGATTTTTTTCAGTCACACTAACTTTTTCATTAAAACACTACTTGAACTCCCACAATTGCACCATCATTGCTTGGCCCACGCGCAGCATCTTCGTTGAAATACTGAACGGTAACCTTTGAACCTGCAAAATCAGCCAAGTTGAAGTTTGCACCCACATCAAACCGCTCGGTATCACCCGAACGATATTCATCATAATCAAAACTCTGATAAAGGAAGAAGGGTTCAAATCCAACATTCAATGATGCAACCTTATGGACGTTTGCCAATGCAATTGAAGCACCTGCCGAAAAACCAGTTCCGGCATTGCGTCCAGAACCTTGATAATAACGGGCACCATCAAGGTCATAGTCTGCAAACGAAGCAGTAAGAGAAACTGTTCCAGGGTCAACTGTAGTGGTATAGAGTGCATCAACCCCAACCCCGAAAAAGTCCTTGTTGCCACGAAAGGCATCGTTCTGGGATTGAATGTTAATTCCCAAAGCCAAGCCTTCCAATGCTGCGATTGCAAGATCCACTCGCGCAGCAACCAGAGCATCGCCCCGTCCACCGTCGAACAGTCCTACGTTGTATGCAATGCCGACACCTTCGGCTGCATCTGTGGAACCAGAGAGTGCAACTCCGTCACCACGACCGAAGTCCTCTGGGGATGCCCACTTGGAAACCACGTTCGTTCCATCCCAAGTAGTCAGACCATAGAGGTTCTCCGATGCATTTCGGTCGGCAGGAATTAGAAACCGTCCAACCTTAACGTCTGCAAGATTCTTGTGTAATGAAGTACCAAGTGATGCATCAAGAATGTTCAAATCTGAACCATCATACTGAACAGACGCAAACGCATCAAAACCACCCTTCGATGCTGTTGCATTTAGACGAACATTCTCAAGGTCAAAATTGTTTCCATTGTCATCAAAAATTCCTGCGGCGCGTGACTCTGCACCCAATGCCACAGCGGTATCTCCGCTGGCGGCTGCTGCATCTTCGGCCGAAACGCTAACTGCGCTCAGACAAAATGCAAGTAATGTAACAAACAAACACTTACTAACGCTGCTAATACTACTCATCTTGTTTCTCTCCTTATACCCAATGGGAAGCCCTGGAACTTCCGAGGCTTCCCATTAGGTCAGATTAAAGGTTATTTAGTCATTCTGAAATGGTAGAAAGTTTGTGTTCTGCGGAAATCCAATATTCCACATCAACTTCCTTGTTTACAAAATGCCCAATTCCCTTGTTGGAAATCTTTACATCATAGTCTCCAGGGAAGAGAATAATATTGTCAACCTTGAAGGTCATGCAATATTTTTCAAAATTATCCCAGTTTTCCACCGACGAAGAGAACTCTTCAGAAAAGGAAACAGCCTTTCCATCCAATTCCAACTCAAATGCATTGGATGCCTTTGGGTTTTCCTTGTCCGTCACGGCAAGAATAAGTCCACTCGCATCAGTTGTATGAATACAAATGTGCGGCAGCTTCATTGCCCCGGATGCCTTCAAGAGTGTCTTCAAATCATCCTTCTTAATTTCAAATTGAATATCCCCATCTTCTGGAAAATCAACCTTGCCTCCATTCGGAGGTTGAGTCACCAAGGTCGGGTCGGTGTATCCATAATTCACAGTATGTCGCGAATTACCTGCCTTGATCTTGACCGAGCTTTCATTGAACGTAAACTGAGGGTCTTCGAGCAAACTAATTGCACTCAGAAATTCATTCAACTGGTAAATTGCAAAATCACATGGGAACTTCTCATCCACCGATGCCCGGGCCAAGATGTTCTTGCCTTCGGAAATCGTAGAAAACTCAGACCCCTGTTTAATTGCAATCCCTTGATTGATTACAGAAAGGTTACTCAAAATCGAAAGTGTCTCTTCCGAAATACTCAATGACGAAGATGCCATATCACTTGTCTCCTTGTTTTCCATTACTAAAGTACATCATTAAAATAATATAGTGTGCAGCCTTCAATAAATCTTTTCTATTGAAGCCTTCTTTCTTTCCCAAACGAGCCAGATACTTCATTGCACTTGCCTGACAAAACGGCACGGCAATATCAATAGAGTGGAGAAGGTCTTGAATCTGAAATTCATTCTTGCCAACATAATGCTGACCATATGTAGATTCAATATACTCTTCTATCTCCTTCAAACTTTCTTTCTCATTATATTTCATCATGTGTTATTTCGCCTTTGCTTTTTTCTTCTTAGATTCCTTTCGTTTCTTTCTACGCTCTTCGGCTTCTGCTCTTCGTCGTTCTGCGCGAGATGCCAACTGGCCAGAGTCTGCCTTTGGAAACGGAATCACCGGGGCAGGTGGTTTTGGGGGCTGAACCTGTAGCGGCGATCCAGTTCCTCCAGCCCCAGACATTTTCGCCACAGGCCTGTCAACCACCCCACCATGCGATGCATTTGGTAATTGGGAAATTGCAGGAAGATTTCCTGCAAATACATACGACCCGATATGCTGAAGCATCATCCACGGGCACATCCATACTTTGAAACCAATTTTTCGCGACCATTGGCAGAACATATAATCTTCCGAAAGATACCGTTTAGAATCCTCGTCGATGATAGTGTCGAAGAATGCAGTAATCTCTCGCGTCCCGTCGAAGTGTTCCGAACGATTATGATCGGGAAGATAGCTGGCAATATCCTTATATTCCTCGGCATACTTTACCAAGACATCCCGCTGAATACACATAAATCCTGTGCCACCTTCTAATACTTCGACAGGTTCTCCAATTGCCATACGAGCAGCGCCACCAACAGGATTAAAAACAAAATCTCCAACATACTGTTCAAGGTCGGCTGGATTTCCATTCGGAGGAATTCCGTTTTCTACTGCCGACACAATCCTTTCCCATGCAATACACTTCTTTGGATACGGACCACACACAATGTCTCTGTCAGACTCTTCGTCTGCGAGAGCAACAAGTGCGAGCGCATCATGTGGATTAAATCCAATATCACTATCCAAAAAAAGTAGGTGAGTGAACCCGGAACGCAAAAACTCGTCTGCAATATAATTCCGCGCCCGAGTGATTAGACTTTCGTTAAAAAGGAAAAAGAATCGAAGTTCAATTCCCATGTTGGCACACATTGCAGCAAGGTCACAGCAAGCCTTTGTATACATCCCGTGACATTGACCACCATACATTGGTGTCCCAACAAATATCTTTCGCTTTCGCATTTCTTCAATAGAGACTTCTAGCTTCAATTCAATTCTCCTTTATAATGATTTAATCATCGTCTTGTTTTATCGGTCCTTTGTATTCATGCCATGCCGGGTCACATCCCAACATGAATTCCTCCCATGCAGCATCTCCGCGAGCGGCGGCACGATACTTATCCCTCTCTTCTTTGATTTTATTTAGTTCATCCTGTTCCGGTCGATCCGAATCCGCCATCGCGAGAAGTCCTTTCTGGTCGTATATGCGTTTCTCTAATCATATAATAATTGGTTTTAATTAATTCTGCCTGGGCGATTCGTTCGCCATGCTCAATCTGAATTACATTTTG